AAAGCAATCAAAAATAAATTAAAAAAATTACGAAAAGGTATTAGTGTTGATTATGCTCCAGACTTTGATGATTTTGTCGATATGATGGATAACATGATAGGCACTGCAGAATGGTGGGCTGATACTAGCAATTGGGACGATGGAGATATATAATGAAATTACGAGAAGCAACTGATTCCGATCATTATATAACATCTGATCAAAGAATAAAAGATGAATACAAGCAATGGAAAAAGAGTTCACCAAAAAGCATAAAGGACGAACTCAATAGAACTAATAAGATCATTGATCTTAGAGGCTTGAATAAAGAGGATATGATCTTTATGATATTGAGAGACAAGTACGGTGATAAAAAGATCAATAGAGTATTTGGATTTTAGAGGATAATAAATGCCAACACAAGGACAAACATTTGATGCATTGATTCAATCTTTATCTGCCATCGGATCAGCTAGTTCAAATTTAGCTGACCTTTCATTAACTGGTGATAGAGCAAAAGTCATACCTGCTATTGACTACAGTCAATTTGGTAAGCATGTATTTTTTGGTGATGCTGTAAGAAAATATAGAAATACACTTAGAAGAATACAAAATACTTATCCAATTGGTTTATGTGCATCTGATACTGCATCATTAAGTGCTAAAAATGTTTATAAAGTAGACCAATGGAAAAAAGAATCATCTGGATTTGATATTTGGTTCTTAGATCAATTGTCTTTAACAGACACTATGACTGCTTTATCAACAAATCAAAATGGTGAGAACGTTGCTTTAACCTTTGTGAATAGAAATTCAAATAATGCTATAACAGGATCACAGACTGCTATTGTTGATTCAATATCTGCTAGAGCAATTGATTTTGAAGAGTTAAATTTCGATACTATAACAAAGACTTCAGGCTCTGCCAATGATCATACATCATATCCATTAACTGCTGAACTAAGTATTACAAGAACACAAAAATTAAAGAATATGTTGCCCCAAGTTTTATTTGACGGTGATGAGAACCAAGTATTGGAAAAATTACTCCAATCACTTGGTGATGAGATGGATATACTAAAAGGTTTTATGGATCAACTCTCTTATATCAAGAGCATAAATTATAGTAACATAAATAGAACACCAAATAAATTCCTTCCAGTACTATCAAATCATTTTGGTGTAACTTTATTTCAGTCTGCAGTTAATAGTGCTATAGATTCGTTTCTAATTAGTTCTACAACAGGAGCAACAACTCAAGAGGTTGCTTATGAAGTTTGGAAAAGAGTTCTTAAAGACCTTATCTATATTATAAAGAATAAAGGAACAAGAGAAACAATAGAATCTATTGGTAGATTATATGGTGTTGATTATAACTTTATGAGAACAGATGAATATTCTATATTCAAAGATAATATAAAGGTTAAAGTTCCTGAAGAGATTGATGTCCCAATATTATTTAGTACTGGTGATGTATATGTTCAGGTCCCAACTGGCTCAAACTCTGCATTGGATTTTTCTCCCAATAGAAACTTTACAATTCAAATGAGAGTATCGGCTACAGCCGCTTTAGAACATTCATTGTTAGTTCATCCTTTGTATTCAATAAAACTAGATGCTTCAGGTCAAGCACACTTTGTTGTTACTGCAGGTACAACAGCTAGTACCACACAATCATCTATATCTTCATTTATACAAAAGAAGGATAACTTTATAAATGTATTCGTATCAAGAACTGGTGACAATTTAAAGATATGGACTATGGGAGTATCTGGTTCTGGTTCCGGTGGGGATGATGTGGTTGTATTAGCGAGTGCAGTCACCACTGGAGTTGCTGCTTTGAACTACGATTCATCAGGAGGTAGTGCTTCGTTCGGTGCTTACTTCCCGGGTTCTGGTTCATTCACAGGCTATATGCACGAAGTAAGATCTTGGACAGTTCCCCTTGAAGAAGAAGATCTTAAAGAACATACTAGAAACTGGGAATCAACTTCATTTATTAATTCAACTGGGGCAAATGCAGCTGGTTATGGGAGTTTAAGTGGTCATTGGAAATTAAGAGAAAATCGAGTATTGACAGGCGGGCACAATTACATTGTCGATTCTACAACAGCTGCTAATACAGCAACACCAGTTAATTTCAATAATCAAACTACCAAACGTTATAGAGTATTCCCTAATATGTCAAAATTTGTCTATTGGTACCCAACAGGGTTAGCTATTGATAATGATAAGGTGAGACAATCAACAGATCTAGAAAAACAAATTGAAGATCCTGGTTATATTTCTATTACATTGCAACCTATCAATGCAGTAAACAGAGATATTAGAAATGTATTGCAAGATGTTAATGTTAGAGAATTACTAGGTGACCCAAAAGATCTATACGAAAATGATTACACAGGTCCTATTACAGCGGCAATGAATAATATAAGAACTAGATATGGTAATGTTGTTACTGATGATTTGGAATCTGGTTCAGGCCTATCAGCTGCTGCAAATAGAATGGTTAACCTAAATACATTTGTTGATGCAATGGATAATTTTAATGATGTGCTTGGTGGTGTATTTACATTTATTGACCAATTCATTCCAGCAAAATCAAATGTAATAGCCGAAGGTTTATTAATTGAACCTCATATTTTGCATAGACCCAAGGATGCTAGAATATCTTATGACGCATCTAAAATAACACCAACTGCTTTTGATATGTTTAATCATTATCTTGAATTAAAAGCAACGGCTGCAACAGGTGCAACAACAGCAACATTCCAAGGCTTTAAATATAAAGATGGTATTTATAATTTCATTGACAACTCAATTACATCTAATCAATTAATCAAGCCATTAAGTAATAGAGCTGGTGAATCAGTTAATATTCCAAGATTCTCGCAAACAAGGGCAGGTAGATTCATACCTGTTAAAATTACACCAGCTGATCCGGGTACTTCACAAGTTGAAGTAACATTATCAAGATTGCTATTATCACCAACAGCTGATATTGCAGCAACAACAGGAGTCATTGATTCAACTATAAGATTGTTAAAAAATGGTAAACCATTTGAGACAGAGGAACCATCATTACGATTTGAGTTTCCATCATCTGCAGATGGTACTAATTATTTCAAAGCAACAATAGGAAATCTTGATGCTGGTCAAGGCAGAATTGTTGATGGTAAAAATACAGAATTTACAAGTAAGTTAAGTACAAAAGAACTTCAAATGAAACTCGAACTTGCTCAGGTTGTTAGAAGTGCTAGTGGAAATGGTGTTTCAGGTGAAATTGGAGTTGTTGGCATAAATATAACAAATCTATTTAGCAATCAAACACAAGTAGTAAGAATTGCTATAGGTAGTAGACAGGAACTATTCGACGAATTAAACAGTGGACAAGGTGGAACACCTATAGGTTCATAATAACATAGGAGATAATATGTATAAAAGAGATCCTGAAAGATTATATCCCGATTTTAATTTTAATTCTGCAAGACAAGTTACTAATGAAGAATGTGATATACTTTTTGATCTAGCAGTTGATATTGATGCAAAAAATATTTTAGAAATTGGCACGTTTGGTGGTTTAACTACATTATGGCTTGCTTTTGGTGCTATTAATAAGGTAATAACATTTGATTATAGAAGAAACGATATAGAACCTAAACCTTTTGTTACAGCTAGAAAAAATGTCATTGACGATAAAATTATATTTAATTATATAGACGACTTAAAAAAAAGCAAGGTCGCTCTTCAAGATGCAGCAAATATTGCTGATATGATTGTATTTGTCAGTATGCATAATGCAACAGACAAAATCTGGAATATTATAAAAGATAGCATCAAGCCCGGAACATTGATTGCTATGCATAATGTTGATTGCAATTATGCTGAAGAGATGAAGATTCCTGATGTATTTGACAAATTAAAAGACGAACATGATAATTATAATATTATCAAAACACTTGATGATGGGAAAAATCTTAATAGTATCGGTACTTTTAATTTTAAAGAACAGGTTGTTATTAAACAACCCGAATTGACTTCTAAGTTAGTTGAAGAAAAGGTTAAGAAAAAACCAAAAAGAGCTAAAAAAGTTAAAGCAACAGAAGAACCAAAAAGTGAAGACGAATAATATTTATTTATAATAAAACAAATAAGGAGAATAAATTATGGCGTTTCTTGATTCAACAACTGCAGTTGTAGATGCCATATTAACAAGAAAAGGTAGAGAACTGTTAGCAAAGAATGACGGTTCATTTCAGATAACTCGTTTTGCTTTTGGTGATGATGAAATAAATTACCAATTGTTCAATGCCGGTGCATCTGATCCCGATGCTGACATTACAAATCTTCCAGTATTAGAACCTATTTCAAATGAATCTATTGCATTAAACTATAGATTGATTACATTGCCTAAGGGCACACTTAAAATTTCAACACTGTCTCTTACACCAACAAATGCCACTGCTGCATTTAGTGATACAGTTGTACTCCAAGTACAATCAGTTGGTGGTGAAGATTCACAGGGTTGGACAGCTGTTTCAAGAGACAGTGACATTGGTATTCTTGAAGATACCACTGCCGAACCAGTTAATAGTGTTGGAATATTTAATATACTTACAGGTTTAAATGCTGGTTCAAAAACCGGTCTTGTTAAGATTGATATAACAGGCATTAATACAGGTGCACGAGCAACCTTTGAACTTACAGTGAGTGCTAGCGCATAAGGGAGATAATTAATGTCACTAATAAATTTAAATTTGGATAGAGATATAGCAAATGATGTTGTAGAAACAAAATCATCATTTGAAATTACTGCCCTTACAGGCGCTCAAATACGAAATATCAATGCATTTGTAGCGGAATCAACGAGTACTGCTTTTCTAGCAAATGCTCAAGGTACTGCTACAACTATTCCTTTGAGTTCTGCATTTAGACATATTGCTAGTTATCTATTTGCCTCAACAGCAGACGCTAGTACAGTTCCTGTCACTCATGATACAACAACTACAACTTCATTGTTAAGAGCCATTCAAATTGGAAGGACAACAATGGATGACGCTGTTATGTCAGGTAGTGTTACAGCAGTATTTGCATTTGGAACATCAGGTAATAATACATATATTGACATTCCTGAGGAAACATTGACTGCGGCTGTTGGTAGAAAAGGAACACTAGTTTCACAGGGTAATACAAGTAATAAAGTTGGAACTGTATTTTATGAAACTGGTCAATTGTTATTTCACGGTGGAACTGGTTGGCCTCACTTCTTAGTTGAATCGGCTTCAGGTATTACTTTTGGTGCCGCTTCAGCAGGCAAGATTGTTTGCACATCATTATCATTCCAAGGTATCAATATTCTTAAGAGATCTAAAGTATTCTGCAGGGCGTTTAATAAAGAGTTGAACTACACTAATAATCCTACAACAATTCTTAATCCTGTAGATGGTACTATTACTGGTTCCTTAACGGGTGAACCAAGAACATTCATAACAACTATTGGTTTATATAATAATGATGGTGAATTGTTAGCTGTTGCAAAGACATCTCCACCTATTAAGAAAACATTCGCTGATGAAACAA